TATAAAGTGATTCATGATCATGATAGTGATGAAGATGGAGCTGGGGATAGCCGTACTCATATTAGTATATACACTAAACCAAAACGCTCTGTAAATCCCCATTCATTACCACAAGATCCACCAAAAGATGTAACGATTGTTCCATTTGTAGACCCAAATCCTCGTATGCCTGAACATATTGCTACACCTGAACCAACGTTACCTGAACCAGGTGAATATGAATCATATGTGGAACCAACTGATTCGGTGATTAAGTTCTTAGGTACTAATCCGTTTACTGATGAAACGAAAGCTAAGTTGACAGCAACGGTTGAAAATGAATTTGATCACACGATTCAAACAGTAGCACATGGTGCATCTGTGAATGCTAAAACTCTTAATGCGTTACGTATTAAGTTTATGGCAACCGAAGCATTATCTCGTAAGTATTATGTGAAAATCGTAGATACTGATAATCATTTGGTATATTCACATATGTTAACGAATAAACCAGATGATCAAATTAATCAGATCATCAATATCATTCCAGGTTCCATGACAATCACTATTGAAAACCATGACCCAAGTCGTGGAGAAGTTAAATATCCATTATATATGGAATTTAATGGTGGTTTCCCTGATGATGGTTTACTATCTAATGGTAAATGGGAAAACGATGAAGATATTGATGACCCTAAAGTGTTCGTAGAAGATACCTATTCATTATACGATGAATTTTCTAATACAAGCACGTTTACGATTACGAAAGAAGGGTTGGTAGGTCCTACCAATAAATTACTAATCATTCGTGATTTAGATAGTGGTAAGATTATCACTCGTCAATTCTGTAATCCAAATACAGGTAAATTAACGATTACGTTACATAAACCGATTACGCGTATTTCTGTTGCGTATGAACCATTACCACAAACAGTCAAAGAAATTCATATTGATACCACATCTCCACTATTCACTGATCATGTGAAGTCAGTGGAAGTTATTTCCAATAAGACTGAAGGTGTATATGTGGATAGTAACGATACTATCGTTATGGATACATTACATGATGGAGTGGTACGTGTCGATTGCGGTTCTAGTGTTATACGAGTATTCCTTAATACGGCAATCAATGTTAAATCAGCTTTCTTTGATGACGCACGTAATATTGTATATGAGCCTGAAATCAATCCAACAATCCATGATGTTACATTTGGGGAAAATGGGTTCTTTATTGATATCCCTGTACCAGATGCAAGTAATTTCAAAGAGGGTGATGCGTACTTAACATTATTTAATGCTAAGAACCTTTTGAAACTTCATTTATTATCCTCTATCTCTGATGAAATTGGTCATGTGATTATTCCGAAATCATCTAATATGACTGGTGAACGGGTAGATGACATGGGTAAATATAAAGATAATCTATATCCATTATTTGCTAATGGTGAATCTAATATGGATGTAACCTATGTATCTCCAGTGGTTTTGAACAATATTCCGAATAAAATGGTAACTGTTCGTGTTGGTACTGATGAAGGTACTGTATCTGCTGTTGCGTTATATGATCAATATAAACCAGTTAAGCAATTGACATTCTCTGCACATTCACCATTTAATGAATATTTCTTAAAGAGTGAGTCTGTAGACCATATCTATAGAATGGAACTTGGACAATCGGACGTTGATATTGTCGACATCTATACCTATTCAATTGATATTGGTAACTCAACTCCTGCTCAATATTTAGATAGAATCACATCACCTGCTGATGTTCAATACTTGAAATATATTGATGGTTCTGTACTTGTATTCAACTTTGCAAAAGATAATAAGGGTAATCGAATCAATGAAGGTTTCTTCGATATTATCTTTAGAAATAAGGACACTGGTGCAGTCGTTGATTCCTATCGCTATGATAACCGTAAAAAAGCAGTTCGTGCATTAGGTGATAATGCTATGCGGTTAGATGAACGCTATGATAATTGTATCATTACTATTAAACGGTATATACCACCAAGATGTCTTGAATTAACCTATGGTGCAGGTGTTCCAACAGATTGTGTATTAAGTTCTGATGGTTGGAGAAGTGGGCAATTTGCTCCTGATACATTCCCTATGTATGGAGAAAATGAAGTCAACTTAACACGTACCATTACAATCGAAAATGACCAACTGTTAAATGTAACTGGTAATGAATCTAAAGTGTTAGTCGTAACTGATAATCGAACTGGTAAAGATTTGGCTGTATTTGCCACTGATACCTATGGTATGCCAGATTCAATTACCTTTACAGCTGAAAACCCATCCTATGGATTTACGTTACAATATAGACCATTACCATTGATCCGTGTTAACGTAGGTAATGCTCTTGATTTATGTAGTGATATCATAAGTTATTATGGTGATTTAGTGATTTCTAAAGTTACAAATGCAACGAGTCATTGGTTATATTTAGTGAATCGATTGGATGATTTTAAAGTTACCTTTAAATTTAAAGATCGAGCGATTAATCTATATCATTTAGAAACGGCAACCATTCCTATTCCGATTGATATCAGTGCATTGGTTGTTAATGAATCTAACTTGACATCTGAAATCCATAAGAATGCCGTTGATGGATACCATATTACGATGAAACCTGTTGTTAATAATGCGGGGTCTTCGTTTACGATTAGTAAAACGAATGTACCTACACTTGATGGGTTCCGTAATAATATTGCACGAGCTAAGGGTCTAATCGATAAAGTAGCTATATTAGGACTATCTAAAGGTTCCACTCATACTTACTTAGATCTCACAGTAACACCTCAAATTCCTGAAACTGTGTTACCTAGAGATCAAATTAGATTGCGTTCTATGGCTCCGGTAACACCAGAGGATATTGTATATAAACCTAATACGGTTGAATTATATCCAGATTATCGTCTATATTACCAAAACCCATTAACTAAAATTAGTAATGGTTACTCCTCTAACGTGATTGTGTACTTAGATGAAGTGTTTAAACATGCTCCAGATATTGCTACACAATACGTATGTATAAAAGATGCTGATAATCAAGTGGTTGATTATTCTGTATTGAGTGATAAGAATGGATCTAAATCTCTCACTATCGAACCTGTATACAATAAAAATGTATATAAGATTGATCTGTCAGATACTAACCATCTATATCAAATCGGATGCAGTGTAGATATAGCTAAGTCTATGATTGATATTGGTATTGATACAATGACTACGTGCACATTACAAGATGTACATCAGTTAAACCGCAAGGTTGTTAAAACGCCATTACCTATTTATACCGCTATCTCATTCGGTAGACAAACGGATACTAAACTATACTATACTGATTTTGATAATGAATACATTCGTTTTGAATCAACTCCTTCTAGTATAACTAAAGGATATGCTATCTTAGATGATAATGGTCATTACATTAATTCTGTTGAAATTAATACTAATAAAGACCATTACTCACAAATGGCTATCCCTAATACCTATCGTTCAAACACAGGTACGATTATCTTTAAACGTATGGATGCTATGAATCGTATTTCCATCGAAGGATTCACTGCTGAAAACGAATATTGTGATATTCTATCTGGTTCTGGTCCTACAGTTACATCTATTGGTCCTAAATCATTAGGAACTGGTATTTGGGATATGAGTGAATTGACGTATAATGTGGGTGATATTCTAGCCATTCGTATTCATGCCGATATTGTTGAAAACAATGATAAATCTGTTATCGTTGTATATGAACGTCATAATGGTGTTGATCGAATTGCTGGCATGCGACTTCTTGATAAATCCTATTCAAGGAATCCAGAAGATAAGTTAGATATTCCATTTATCACTGGTCATAATCAAGGTGCTCAGTATATCGTTAAATTAATGAATACTCGAGATGTTGGGTTAGGTGATCTTGTTACTATGACAATTGATGGTCAATCAGGACTACCAATCAATACGTTACATAATAACTATATGGGTGGCGTAGTGAACTCATTGTCATTTATCAATATGATTAAACCAGCTAATCGAACATTCTTTACAACAGAAACCTGCGTAAATGATGGCAATATACCAGTTATCTTTAATAGTATTGGATTTAATTATAAACCGAATGATGATCGTACCCAATGTACAATCACAACACCTAAACGGATTAAATGGTTACCTGCTATTGAATTTAAGTTGTTTGTACAAATACCAAATATGGATAAATACGAATATAGATTTGCTGCAATTGGAAATGTTACAAAACAATTAACCGAAGCATTAGAATCTGGATGGAAAAATGTTACATTATCCAATACTCAAGAATTGGATAATTTGACACTTAAAGTGACAACTAAACGAAAAATTCTTCCTGGTAGTAAGGTTATTGTAAATGCTGCATTTGGATATGAATATATGAATAGTGATGATAAACTATCTAGGGTTAATTTAAACTACAATAGTGGTGGAAACACTATTCGAGCCATTAGTGGAAATAGTAATGAAACGGAATCGGAAATTAATGATTTCCCATATGGTGGGTCATTAACTGTATATTTTACATATGATCGAAAAACTATTGATAATACTTTAGCTAATCGATTATACATTAACCAATCGGCATTACACGATGATGAAGTATCATTACGAATGGGTATTCAATGTATAGATGCAGATAGTGGTTCTGTTATCGCAACAAAATCTAAGAATGAATGGGAACTTGTTGCTAAAAAAACAGGCATTTCATCTGGTGAGCATAATGACTACACGTATGTGGTGTATTATATAGCAAAGATGACCATTCAACCTATTGGTAAGAGATTTAAACTTAAAATTATTCATTAATAGTAATAGAGAATACGGATTCGTTCCGTATTCTCTATTCTTTTTCTGATTTTTCATAGTCTTGGTTACAAATATATATTATTCGAATGAATACATTGATGATGTATTCATTTATTTTATATTACAAAGGAGGAGACTAATGGGAATCAATAAATCGGATTTATCATTCTCAAAAGAATGGGTATCTGAAATGAAAACAAAACTTATGCGAACCTATCCATCAATGTCAGAATCAGATATTGAGGAGAAATTATATCGCATTATTAATACAAGAATGAAGGACCATTCTTGTTTATTAGATAATAACTATTTGGGGACATCAAGAGATACAACCCTATTAGCTATGACAGAATTCTTTGCTAAACAGAAACCAATTTTAGCAGGATATGGTGTATTATTTAAACCCCATGATAAATCAGCCAATGCTTCAGCGGGATTATTGATTGAAAGTTTAGATAATCGTAATAAGATTAAAGCCGAACGTAAGAAATACCCACAAGGGTCTTATGAATTTCTTGTAAGAGATATCGGTCAAGGTAATGAAAAAGTTATCGCCAACTCTTATTACGGTGCCGCAGGTGCTGATACGTCTGTATTTTACAATCTATATGTGGCGGCATCTACCACAGGTACAGGGCAAGCATTGATTGCTACGGCAGAAACTTCATTTGAGGCTCTATTGGAAGGAAATATCAAATTCTTTGATTTAGATGAATGCCTTCTATTTATCGACAGGGTTGTCAAGACTGATATGGATATGAACTTTAAAGTATCTAATCCATATTCTGATGATATGGTGAAACGGGTCGTTGATAGACTACTATCTCAGTTCAGAGATGATCAATCCAATAATGATGACTATAGAACGATGTTAACAACGATAGTGTCTAATCTATCTAAATATGATCAACTTCGATTATACTTTAAGAATAATCTATATGTATTCTTACGAGATGTAAGTGAAGTTAAAGAACTTTTAACAATTCTATGTTCCGAAACAAAATCGTTCCGTAATCCAAATAAGGTACCAGAAGAAATCGAAGATACGATTACTACATTATGGCAGTATATCTTCCATAATGTATGTCATATACACCCAACACGGTCTCGTATTGTTCGAGATAGTCAACATACTCGATTTGCGACAGTGACACAAGATACGGATTCCACTATGGTAACGATTGCCAAATATATGGAACTTATGTTAAGTCAAAATCTTACTAATCAAGTAGCTGCTGAAAACGAAGATGAGTTAGACTTCATCTGTTGTAATATCATGGCATATATTTTAACACGCTATTCACAATGTTTCTTAGAACGATATTGTCAAGATGTGAATATGCCAGCAGACCAACATAAGCGTATCAATATGAAGAATGAGTTTTATAACTTAACAATGATATTGACACCAAAGAAGAAACGGTATGTATCATATACTCGATTACAGGAAGGTCAATTAATCGATCCACCTATGGTTAAGATTTCTGGTTTAGACTTTATTAAGTCCACTACGTCTGATGATGTAAAATCATTCTTTACATCTATTATTCATGATGATATTCTGAATGTAGATGAAATCAATGTAAGTTCCATCATTCGTAAGATTAAGAACTTTAGAGAGATACTTAGAAGTTCATTCCTCAATGGCGAGCTAACCTATTTAAACCTAGTATCTGCCAAAGAACCGGAAGCCTATAAGAAACCATATAGTCAGCAAGCCATTAAAGCAACGATCGTATGGAATGCCGTTGAAAAGAATCGACTCATTAACCTTCCTGAAAAGATATTCATTGTTAAAATGGATTATAAAACAGAGAAGCGATTTAATGATAACATTGAACGATTTGGTGATGTGGCTGGTATTATCCGTAAGGAAATATTTGAAAGCCCTATTGGCGAGATTGCTAAAGGTGGTATCACGGTAGTAGGTATACCACAAAACATTGATCGATTACCACAATGGGTAATCGACACGATGGATATTGATACAATGGTAGATGATATCATCTCTAAATTTAATCCTATCTTAGAAAGTTTAGGAGATATTACCTTACGTACTCGTTCTGGTACCTCTCATATGAGTAATATTATTGACTTATAATGAGGAGGGCTATATGAGTAAAAAGGGACGATACATATTAACGGCAGTGGAATGGTTCATTCGACTCGGTTTTGGAGCAGTTTGTATTATAATCCTATATGGATTATTGAAACTGCTTGATGTTATTTATTAAGGAGACATAATGAATGGATACATTATTATTTACATTTAGAGTTGATGAAATCAACAAAATAGAGTCTGAAGGGAAACGATTCTTTATCCCTGGATGCTCTTGGTGCTATTATACCGTATACGGTAATAAAGTAATTCTAAAGGATATGCAAGATAATCAACTCGGTTATCTAAACGATGTTGAAAACCTTGATATCTTAGGGTTATATGCAAAATCATTACCTGGAACCTATCGAATCCGTAAGGTATGGGAACATCGTGATGATAATAAAGTGAATATGTCATGGATTGGTGCTATGGGTTGGATTCAAGCCAATCGGGTATTTGATATTGATGAAATCTTATTGGATACCTCAGTTCACCCCATTGTGATTCGTTCCTTCCCGGAAGATGGTGGTATTATATTACGTTATGACCCAATTGATTCTGTGGGAGTTGATATCTATAAAGCTACACGTTGGATGGGGGATCAAAAAACGATTCTTGATATGAATAGTAGTGATATTACACGAATTTTCAGTCTTACTAGAATTTTAGATCCCACTGATATCACACATACAATAGGAGTAAGTCGTAAAGGTGATGGTTCTATCGTTGAGATTCAAATACATATTGAATCATTATTACCATCCGTCTTGAGGCAACAACTTAACGCCGTACTTAAATTCACTCCATATGCAGTTATCGAATCACTCAGTCATACTAGATTAGCGATTTCAGATAGTGATAGAGAACACGAACTTATTATACTGGATATTCCAGAGCTTATTAATTCAACGATTACGTTAGAATATAATGAAGCTACAAAAGTTCTTAGTATGAAATAATATAGAGGAAACCAATGTTTCCTCTATGTATATATTATGAATAAGTTCGTATATCGAAGTTTACAATAAACTATTGTAACATATTTTATTGATTTGGAGGAAATTATGGAAAGTTATGATGTAGAACTCGTTGGCGATATCAACTATGAAGCCTATCATAAGCGACTTACTGATACCGTATTTAATATCCATGCCATTGTAGAAGATAAGAAACAGTGGAAAGCGGTATTTAATGAACTATATACATACATGAAACAGGGATATGAACAAGAAAAAGTTCGTAAACACCCTGTGCAATTTAGATTTTCAACTGATAAAGCCGAACAGATTAAAACCATGCCAGTGACTCACTTCATTGTCAATCTAATCATCTGGAATGCTTTTAGAAAGTTGGATAAAGTAGAAGATATTGGTAGTCCACATATCTTCGATGGTGCTAAAATTACGGAAGATTATATTGCTGATTATATCAACCATAATTTAATTGCACCCTATCATAAAGAAGTGGATATCATCTCCATGAATGAAGCATTAGATGATATGATTTATGCGTTATCCCAAATCTTTACTGATTTTGGTATTCTAGCTGGTACAACGATGGATATGGAATCCTTTATTGAGTTGGCTCAACGCTATCCTAGATTCCGTGAAATCCTACATACTAAATTGGATGACACATTACAACCAAAAGAAATTGAAGACACTATCTTCAATTCCCGTAAAGAATTCTTGGATATCATCGTTAACGATGAAGATAATCATCTAAAACCATTCTTAGTAACGGGTGCTGGTATTAATACAGGTCAGTTACAAGAATTCGCTATCTCAGGTGGTTTAAAACCTGACGTAGAAGGTAATGTTATTCCAGTACCAATCAATAGTAACTACATTGCTGGTGGCTTGAACTCTATCAATAATTTTTATATTGATGGTCAAGCAGGTCCAAAAGCATTGATTATGAATAGTACAGTTATGGGTAAATCTGGTCACTTTTCTTATAAGACTATGATTCTCACATCGTCCTATAATATCAGTAAAACAGTTGATGACTGTGATACAAAACGGTTAATCGAACTTCATGTCACTAACCGAAAAGTATTAAAGAAGATCAATGGTCGGTATTATCGGTTACCTGATGAAGATCCATCCGTATTACATGTGGTGAATATGGAAACTGATGAGCATTTAATTGGTAAAACGATTCTTATGCGTTCTCCAGTTACATGTACAGCACATGACGGTATATGCCATAAATGCTATGGTGATTTGTATTATATCAATAATACACCAAGTTTCCATGCAGGACGATTTGCTGCTACGCAAACAAACAACCCAATTCAACAAAAGATTTTGTCAACTAAGCATATGCTGAAGACAAATTCTGATAAGGTTGAGTTTAGTGCAGACTTCTATCGCTTCTTTGCATTAGATGCTAATAAAATCATCTTTAATATGGACTCAAAAGAAGATTTGAGTCAATGGTTCTTACAAATTCGAAATGAAGATTTGTATACCATGGATGATATTAGTAGTTCGGATTTTAATGATCATACAGAGATTATTTATCTCAGGAACAAGGATACAGACGAGATGATTCCTATTCAAGAAATTGGAAAACCTGATGATCCTCGTGAGCTATACCTATTCTCTGATGTGAGTAAACATCTAAAACCTATTGGTGCCGACTTCATTGGTATTAAATTAAGTGCGTTGGATATCGAATCACCCATCGCTATGATTAATATCGTTAATAATGAAGTAAGTAAACCATTGAAGAACATTATCCGTCTATTGGATAAGAAAGACCATTATAATTGTACAACGATTGATGAAATGGTTAATGCCTATAATAAGTTGACTATCGATTCTGGTATGAGTGTAGATTCTGTACATACAGAAATGATTCTTAAAGGATTAATCCGTAGCACGGAAGATATTCTACAACCACCAGCATTCAACAATGAGGAGAAGATGAACGATTATCAAATCTTAACGGTAAGTAAAGCATTGGCATACAGTCCATCTATCGCTTTATCATTATCGTTTGAGGAATTAGGTCGTCAATTTGTTAAACCATCTACGTACAATAAATATCGTAAATCGGATTACGATATCTTCTTCAAAGAAGAAATTAAAGACGAAGCTAAGAAGTACAATCGAGCTCAAAAACAATATAATGAAATTATGAAAGAGCTTAAATTGCGTAAGTTAGCATCTAAAGAATTACCTTCTGATGAAGAGTAACGTAAGTAAAAGAGAATGGGTTCGCCCATTCTCTTTTTTTACTGTTACACCTAACGATTGTAAGTATATATTATAAATATGAGGATATGTTAAGCCTCATATTTATATCTTTTAATAAGGA